ATGAACATAACTCATCATCTCTTCAACGCTCTTAGCCTCAATTCCTAAAAAAGGCTTTTCCCAAATAGCCTCCCATTTTGAAAGGGAGACCAGGGAATGCTGGAGCACAAGCGTCGTCTCCTTGGTGTGAACGAACTTCTCAATGCGTTCATCCCAAGCTTCCGTCGCTGGAATAGTGATTGTGAGCATTCCCCGATCTCCTCTCTCAGATGTGGATCACCCCTTATTAAGTGGTCTTCTTGAACGACCAGTCGTCATCCGCGTTGGCGGTGAAGACGTAGCCGGCGGCCGGCGTGGCCTTGATGACGACCGTGTCGTTGAGCACCGCGATGTTGGTGGTGCCCGAGACGATGGCGTTGGTGTCCGTACGACGGTACACAACACCGGTGGTCGCGTTGATGGTGATGACACCAGCCGCAGTTGCGGTCGGAGCCAGCGGGGTGACAGCGGTCAGCGCACCAGCGAACATCGCGATGACCTCATCGGGCAGCGGAAGACGCGGCGAGGTGCCGGCCGTGCCATAGAGGGCATCCTCGAGAGCCGTGAGGTTCGCGGGCGTGACCTTGGTCGAGTCGATCGTGAGGATCGAGGTCGGCTTGAGGCCAGTCACCTGCACCGGCGTGGTGCTGTACTCCCAGCTGAAGGTCAGGGCCTCCGGCGAGTCGTTGACCGTGTTGAAGGCCTTCTCCGAGGGTGCTGCGAGAGCGCCGTACACGAGGTGAAGCTTGTAGCCGAGGTCGGGGGAGACGTCGTTACCGAGCTTCGTGCGGTACGTGAAGCCGAAGTTCTTGCGGGTCTGCTGACCGACGGTGACGCCGTTCTGCGGGCTCGCGGTTCCGTCGCACTGCCCGAACTGGGGCGGGTACGTGTAGGCCTCGATCGTACCACCGTGCTCCTCAGCGGAGACCAGGTTGAGGTACTTGATGTTGTCGGCGTAGACGGCCGTAGCCTCTGCACCGGACGGCGACTCCGTGACGGCCGAGAGACCGTTCCAGGCGTAACCATTGTCGTAGATCCCCGCGTTGGGGATGTACAGAACGCCTCGGTCGACACCGGTCTCGAAGAGACGCTCACCGGTCCCGTCCCAAGTAATGCGAGTCATTCATACTCCTTAGAAGTAAAGGTTGAAGTTCGTGTGGTTGAGTGAGTTTGCCTTGAAGTGTCGATCGAACGAACACATAGGCAGTGCAGCAACTTTATCGACGTGGACACTATCCGGATCCTTGTCGATAACGGTTACTTGGTACCGCTTCGTTTGCCGATACGGCGCATTGTCTGCGTGCTGAGTCAGGATGTCGTCCAATTCATAGACAATAGCCGGATAAGCAAGAGACATTTCAGGCGGCGGCTGGAAGTATACGTTGCTAGTCCCGAGCAGCTGCTCTAGGAGAGACTGAAGTTCAAGCCTTCGGTCCATTGTATACACCTCCAGGTCGAATGATCAGGCGGCGCTCTACGACTTCGATATCATCGCAAGTCCACAGAACGCCCTTCCATTCAACGTATCGGATGGCAAAGATGTTTTCGTTTACGAACGCATCCAGAACGATACTAAAGGTGTTACCAATAGTAAGGTTGCCGTTGACGCGAGCACCATCATCCAGCTTCCGTGTGTTACGGAGGACGTCACCAAAGACCTTTCGGGCAATGATGACGTCCTCCCACACACCTGGCCGGATCTCCTGGTTTACGGCAAAGCCGATGTTACCCGAAAACCGTGCCATTTTGAAGATCTAACTAGATCAGATCTCCGAGAAGCTGAAGTACCAGTCAGCCGTGGTGCCGTTCGGGATGAAGTAACCCGCCTCGGCCTCGGCACGCACCTCGACGTCCTCCGTGATGGTCACGTTGCCAGCAGCGGTCAGCTCGTCGTTGACGTAGTAGTCAACACCCGTGGTGGCCGTGATGGTCAGGACGTTGGTCGAACCGTTGAAGGACGGCGCGGTCGGGGTCACCTGGGTGCCGAGGTTGCGACGGATCACGATCGCGGCCTTGGGCTTGGTGAGACCACCGGAGATGCGGGTCTCCATGAGGTACTTGTACTGGTTGAAGTCGATGTCGAAGTCCTCGAAGAACGACAGCTCACCGCCCTTGTTGGCGCCGACCGTGTAGTCCGTGAGGTTGACGACGATGCCGACGAGCGAGGGCTGCTCCTCGAAGACCTCCACCGCGACGATCTCCTTGACGCGAAGGGCCGAAGCAAGCTCCGCCTCCGTGCCATAGAGACGACGACCCATCTTGTCCTCGAGGAGGAGCAGGTCGGTGATGACCGCGTCCGAGGTGTACAGCGTGGGCGAACCCGAACCGCGGTAGAACCGACGAGACTTGGTGATCTCCTTGATGAGCTGACGGTTGTCCGTGTTGGTGGGCACCTGGATGGGGTGCGCGTACATGGCGTGGTCGTTCGCGATGGAACGAACGCCGATGCCGTCCTGAGCACCGACCGGGTCCTTGATCTTGTCGGGGTTGCCACCGGAGCGGCCGTCACCGATCAGGATCGCGCGCGCGATCTCCTCGTTGAGCATGAAGCGGATCTCCCACTTCAGCCAGGTCACGACGTCGAAGTCCGTGATGTCGAGGATGTCGTCGCGGTCGAGCTTCTGCTTCTTGTAGATGGTCGTCGGGCCGGTGGTACGACGGAGCAGCGAGATGACCTCTTCGGTCTTCATGGTGCCCTTGATGTAACCCTTGGCCCGCGCCTCGGCAGCGGTCAGGTCGGCGACGATGGTCTTCACCTTCGCGAACGGCGAGTGCTTGGTCGCGTTGAGGACCTTGGCCACCCACTCGGTCTGGCGCGCGAGAAGCTCGGGCATGTCCGAGACGTTCTTGGCGTCCGGGAAGAGCAGCTCGATGTTGGTGATGCCGTACTCGTCGGCGTGCGCGATGACGGAGTCGCTCAGCGAACCGAGACGCTCACCGTCCTTGAGGATGGTCTGGATCTGGTCCAGCGTGAGGTGCTTCCGCTTGGGAGCGGCGAGCGAACCGTGCTCGAGGGTCTCACCCTCTGCATCGGCAGTGAAGATGTTGCGGTTCATAAGGTCCTTGTCCTCCTTGAAGTGCTTGATAACACCCGCCGAGACTTCCTCGACGAGCT